TCAAAATATGTCTGTTTTTTGTGTATAATTTGCATATTTTTTAACGGTTTTCATTAAAAAAATAACTGTATTTTTGTGTTCTTCAAAAAAATTCTTCTTAAAGTAATTTTTGAAATTGGTACCCCTTGCCCTTTTCACGCGAGATTTCAAAATTTTTTCCGGAGTCATGCCCACATGCCCGTTCGCCATTCAAGAAAATTTCGCAAAAATTGACCGGGGGGGGTATTACCAACGCTCCCGGCTCGCAAGTTTCTTTTTTCTTTTGAACTTGTGAGGCACTCTGCCATGTCTGATGTTGTGACAACGAACGCACAGACTAATAAGATTGTCATTGTCCAATGCAAGCTCCGGATGCTCCTTCAGTTCCTGTATGTGATGTACCTGCTCCGCCCTTGCTATCTTCTTTTCTTTCTCCGGCAGCCATTTTCCTTCTGCCACAGCCTTTTGGATTCTTGCCCTGCAGTCCTGACACTCAAAGCGATCCCGCTTTAATATCTCTATTCTTTTAGTTTGCCATGCCTTACTGTCATAAAACTTCTTTGCTTCTGTATCTGTCATTATTCCAAAATAAAAAGGACCAGCCCTTTTGCCAATCCTTTATGCTTACACTATATCACACATCAAACGGACAAAACGGACAACTTTATTTATTTCCTTTCTGAGACTGCTGCAGATATCTGTCATGTTGCTTGCGCGCACTGTCGGCTGTAATGCCTATCTTCTGTGCCACTGTGTTCCAAGAATAGCACCTGACATGACGATACAACATAATCTGTCGAACGACTGTGTCGTCTATTGATATAATCCATGAGATAATTCTGTCCTGCTGCTGATTGAGCTTTCTCTTCTTGGCTTCAATCAGCTCTCTTACACTCACAGCCTTAATTGCCAAGTCTGCCATCTGGTCACTGCTTCCAGTTCCCGGAGTGAATGGCAAGCCTGTAATCTGCATTGCTTTTCCTTCCGCTTTGCTTTCAATCAGCTCCAGTTGTTCTTCCCACATCTTGATTTCTTTTTTGATATAATATACGCTTGTTAATTCTTTCTTCGTCATTTGTCACTCCTCAATTCCGAACCATGCGAGCATAGATATAAAACGCTGCATTGATACCATTGTACCTAACCTCTGCATCCAGGAACTTGTATCCCGGATATTCTTTGATGAGTTCTGTCTCTAATACTGTGTGGTCTTTGGCCATCTTCTCAACACGGCGCTTCTTGAACTTGCTATAGCTCTTTGTCGGCTCCGGTGGCTTCTTTAAGTTTCTTGAGCTCACCCACCGCTTAGTACCGTGTGGATTTCTTGATATATATTCTCCTAAACCTGTGATGAGAAAATCATCATCAGGTGATATTCTTCGTGTGTTTGGTCTGTCGCATTTCTTCCAGAGCGATTCCAGCTCGTCTCTGTCCATGCCGTCTCCGGTCATGAGAATGTGAAAGTGTGGTCTCACATATCCATCAAATGCGAGCACGTATATGTACTTGATATTTTCCAGTCCTTTTCTTTTTCTCCGGTAATTTATCTTTGCTATAAAATTCTTGATATCTTTTCTCGCTCTCTCTTCGTCTGCCGGAAGCTTGTCATCATTCCACCCGAACGTGCACCACAGGTCACCTTTTCCAAAGTTGATATTCCCGAGCCTTATAAGATACCGCCTTGCATTTTTATCGTTTAAGTTTTTTTGAGCTTTGCTTGATGGTCTCTTTTTGGTCTTCGGCATATCACTGAGCCTTGGGTAGCTTGGGTATATCTGGGCTTCAAGGAGAGTGGTCTGTGACTTTATGTTGGTGCACTTCGTGGTGGCTGTTCTGTACAGGCAGTTTACCTTGCCCTCTTTGAGAAGCTTCTCAAGCCTCTCCTCCTCGGTGTCATCTATGTATTTTTTGAAAGCCTCTTCGTAGTCGTAGTTGTCGTATCTTCTCATACTGTGTACTCTTAAATATAAAAATCCCTCATTTGTTAATACCCATTACGAGGACGGTAAAGAATTTTTACCTATATATTATGGGTTTACTGCTGCCTCTGTGCCGCTCTTATCTTTCTGTTGTATTCAGCCTGATACAGCAGCTTTTTGTCCGTTGTTAGAACGACTCGTTTAAGAGTTGTCTCATACTTTTTCAATTTCTCGCACGTTTGTTCCCAATCTTTCCATATTGTATCGGTTATGTTTCTTTTCATGGTTTTTCCTTTCCTCTATATATGTAGAGACACAGCCTGCTTGTGCAAGCTGTGTACACATGTCTTGTAATATCTGCAGGTCGGTGTGCAGTCGATAGAATCAAATTTACATTTTTGGGGTTTTATCGGTTTCATACCACTCAGTGTTCTGCTCTTCAACTGCTGCCTCCTTTAGTTCATATCCCATGCACTTTACCGGTCTGCTTGGTTTACCGCATTTTTCGTAGTACTTACAGTTTATGCATTCATTTCTGTTCATTTTGTTGTTCCTTTTCTTCCTGAATCTTATCGTATTCTCTAATCAATAGCAGTCCTATCACAAACTCTGTTGTTCCGATCAGGACAATCGTTGAGAGAATTCCATATACTATAAAATCTATTCCTGACATATTATTCCTCACTTTCTAATAACTCTGGATTGTCAAATATATTGCCGATAACTTCTACACATTTTCTTTCTTCCATCTAAAATTGCCCGGGCCATTTCCGTATTGAATAAAATCCGTTTAATTGCCATCTACCCCACCGCCTTTCACGATACGCATAACCGTCTGATATAGCGCAGCATTTCTTCCAACCAGCTTTGTTATGTATGTATCCAACTGCTCAACAACTGCATCCACATCATAGGCGGTCGGTTGTTCATCAATAACATTCATGATTTCCATCGAATCAATACAGTCAGAAAAATCTACATTTTCGAGTTTATCTGCATTAATCAGTCTCATCGTTCACCCTCCTGTTCCATGCTTTTATTTCTGCTCTCTCTGCGTCATTATAAGAACCCGCCCATGTTCCCCCGCTTCTTCCGTGACAATTGTTGCAGATAATCTGCGCCCAAAATCCTTTATCTTCTCCCGGAATCCGTTCATAATTTATTTCAGCTTTTCCACCACAAAACGGGCATGGCTTTAATTCTTCATTCATCGTCTTTCCTCTTAACATTAGGTAAAGGGAGCTGGGGGTAAGGGCTCCCTTGTGTATAAATGGCTTACAAATCAGTTTTTCGTGATATAAATAATTCGCATGCCAGGTTTCTTTCGCTTTCGCAGGTGTTTCAACCTATAGCTCATAGTGTGGTGTCTCTATCCAGTAGAAATCCACTCCTGAGAGGAGTCTTAAGACCTCAAGCTCCGGCTTGTAGACAGGACTCGTGAAGCATATTCCGACTGCCATCTCGTCATTGCATGACACGAGCCAGTCTCCGTGCACTGCAAAGGTGCTTGGTGGATTTTCGTCATCGCGGCACTTATCTGGGTTGACCATTGCTAAGCGCGCATCGTTGATGAGGCGTGCTCCGCCCGGTGTCTTTACTACTGTCATCATATTGTCGTTCTGCATGATCTTAATCGGTGAGATTAGTGCTTCCTTTGTATCCTCCGCCATGTCCCACAGGAGTGGTTTTCTTTCCGTTTCAAACTGTGGGTCGTGTCCTTTCTGGTATGTCATGAACTCGCCCTTTTCCGGTGCAAGACCGCATGTCTTGATTACGGTACCTAAAAATTCCTTTGTGATTCTTGTGTTGTCGGCTTCTATCATCCAGCCGGTACCGTTCAGGATGTACATACCTTTCTCTGTGAGACCGAACTTAACGCCCCACGATTTGTAATCAGCTTTTAAGATTTTTTCTAACTTTGCGCAATCTATAAACATTCCGTCCCTCCTATTCCTGCGATATAAAACATGTCCTGATGCAGGATACATGTCTTGAGTCCGTGTCTCTTAACAACTGTGAAATATTTCATTACAGCAACTATCTCAAGCGTTTCTTTGCCTGTAGGCTCATCATCCTCACGTCCGTGCTGATCTGTTCTTATTCTGCGATAATCTACGCTGACGGTTCTCTTGCCCTGCAGGCGGTCTATAACCTGCTGCCTTATCTGCTTAATAGACAAGCCTCCTATCGGTTCTCGTGCTGCTCTGTTGAGGTCCTGTGCGAATGCATTACTTTTACTCATTTTTTGCCTCCTAACTTTGTGCTTTTCCATATCTGTCAACCTCGTCTCTGAGCCATTGTCTGATTTTCTCCGGGAAAATTAAATCTGATGCCAATAAGTGGCCACTGTGATGCTCCTCTGCTATGTAATCAGCCATTTTCGCCACCGTAAGAGTGTTCATATATTCTCTTCTTGTCATGCATGCTTCTATGACTTCTGTCTCCGGCTTTTCGTCCTCTATCTCCGGCTCATTTTCCTCTATGCTTTGGGCTTCATTTTCTTCCTTTTCGATGCTCTCAGGCTCTGATTTTTCAAGGATTTGCGTGGATTTTTGCGCCGGCGCAATTTGTTCTGTAAGGCTCTTTTCTCCTGTCTGTTCCTCGGGCCTGTCCGCAGGCTCTCTATTATCCTCTCTGCAGTCTGTATCTCCGTCGGCGGAATCATTCTTTTGCTTTTCTCCTGCTCCAGGAGCCGGCTCATTATCTGCCACGCTTCCCGATTCAGTCTCTTCGACCTCATCAGTGCCAGCTTCTCCAACTGCTGCATTGTCAGCCTCTGGCTCAGGAGTTTCTGCTGTAGTATGCTCTCCTGTTGGCTCATTTTCCTGTGTTTCATCGTCTCCTCCAAAATGGTTCTGCCACGTTCTGGCGCCTGCTGCGTCCTCATCAAAGATAGAGCACATAAGCTTGTAAAATTCCCACCATGACATATTTTTTGGTGTGTCTCCAAACTTCTTGATTGTGACGCGATTCTCGTACATCATCATAAAGTAAAGACCTTTTTTGAATGAACGGTTTCCGGCCGGATTTACAATTTCTGCAAATCGGCTCATTGACTCCTCATCAAACTCGTTTGAGTACACCTCATTGAGGATATCCTTGTTGTCCTCAAAGAATTTCTCTATTAGCTGGCTTGTGTCATCTGCCACCCCCGCTGCAGGCTCGGTCTTGTTGAATCTCTTTAGCTCTCTTATGTCCTCTCTTGATGCCTCAGGCTGTATCATCTGCCTGTCAGAGTCGGGGAGCTTGAGCATTTCCTCAAGCTGGCTTCTTCCAAGGTCCGTATACTCCGGCCTCAAGTGTTCCGAATATCCATCAATCGAGTATTCGCGGTTGATGCTCATAAATCGGCTTGTGGTGGATGCCTCAAGTCCGTACTCAGCCTTAGCAAATTCTGCTATACTCTTGTAGCCGTCATTCTCATAAAGCCTTTGGTCGTCAATCTGTCTGAGCGCATAGCCTATTCTCACGAAGCTCTGCTTCACTCCTATAAGCTCCTGCCTCAGTTTCTGCTTCATTTGCACCCAGTCATCGAGTGTCATCTGCACGTATTCCATATATCTTCCTCTTTTCTGTCTTCTCCGAACCTTTCCCTGCCTATCCGGTTGTACTCATTAAATATCTTCTGAAACTCCTCGTCCCATCTTTCTCCGTGACCTGCTCCCTCGCCTGCTGCTACATGAGCCAGTTCATGTGCGAATATCTCCGTTGCATCCGTGATGCTCAATTCTGCGCTGATTGCGATGACTGGTATTTCTCCTTTGTTGAACTGCGTGAACCCGAACGCTTGATTTCCTTCATTGTCTTTTATGTCCGGCTCAATGCAGGCTTTGTATTTCTTGTCTGGATAGAGTCCCCGAAAAGCCTCATCCAGAATCGTGAATGGTGAATTTATAAAAATCATGTTTTTCTCCTATGCTATAGCCATTGCCGGCATATCTGCTGTCCTCAGTGTTCCTGTCACAAGCATTCGTATGTAAGCGTTGAGCCACTTCTGTATGTTCTCCTGGTCAGGCTTCTTATCATGAGCTCCGTACCATTGCAGTATGTTCGGCACTTCGGAATCAATCTCGACAGTGACATATTGCATATTTGGTGTGTCCTTGAACCTCAGAAAAAGTATGTACGTCTCTCCCCGATTGTGTTTCCCTAAGTAGTTATCTCCGCCAACGCAATGATGAAGTACTCGTCCCTCTGTTACTATTTCCTCTGCTGACTTTGCCGGTCTGATGATGTATGTCTCATCCTCGTAGTAATATTTTTTTCTCAACTTCCTGTAGCTGTGTCGAATGTTCGGGAAGCGCGCCGCAACATCCTTCAAATGCTTGTCCAGTTTTTCCTTATTGACCTCTTCCACCATCTTTTCGTGGGCTTCATCCAGGTCACGTGGGAACTGATATACCGTGTTGGTCAGGTCATAGCCTCTGTCTTCTCTCATGCTTAGGTAGTCAGCGTATGTAGAGGCCATGTGTCTGATTCTGTATACCGACTGACTGCAGCCTCCGTAATCACAGCATGCATATTTCTTTATGCGGTTTAAAAATTTTTGTAATGTCATGTATTTCTCTGCGAGCACGACCTGTGTGTATGTGAGTCCGGTTTCTGCCAGCTGCTGCACCTGTTCATCTGTCCAGTTCTCCATGGCTCTCTTTTCCATCTGCAGAACCCTCAGCAGACCTATATCTCCTTTTTCCTTGATAAGCAGCTTAAGCTTTTCCTTTCTGATGCCGAGAAACTCATCCGGTCTTGTTGCTGTTTCGTCTTTGATGATTCCATACTGGCATTTGACAAGCCTCTCAGCTACTCCTATCAGGTGCATCTTCACAAGCATTTCAAGCTGTGGTGTACGCATGTAGCACTCAAGGTACTCAACCGGATTGCATACGCTCATGAGACTGTTTGTGTATTCCTTCATAGCACTGTATTGAAACATGGTTCCTGTCATCTCACCGTATGTCTCGGGAAGTATTGGCCCGGAATTGATTCTGATGCTTGACAAGCCATATAGATTGCAATCATCCCAAAAGTCTTTTCCTACATACGGATCATGCTTGTTGTAGTCAACCTGCACCTTTTTGCCGGGTTCGAAATATGCCCTTGCCAGTTCAACCCCCGACAGCTTTTCATATGCGTTGTACATTTCATTGCCGTTTTCGCCTGCAATGAAGCCGAGTGTCCACTCTTTCTCTACTTGTATGTATCTCATAACAAAACCATTGTCCTTATATTTCTGGCCAAGAAACAGATACCGGGTTTTTCTGATGCTGCCTTTTACTTTTCCTTTGCACTTGTACTGTCCGCGTGCACCACACATAGGACATGTGCCGAAGCTGTTCTCTCGCGGCTCTTCTATGTTTCTCTCAAACTGGTCCTCGTATGCTCCACTGCTTTTCCATCTTGCAGTGGTCACACCGCCACACTTACTGCAGGCTATGTCAGCCCGGCTTCCATGCTTCTTGTAATATAGAAAGTGCTCATCATGGAAATACGCGTGATCAGCTCTGTACAGTATTGCTTTTTCAGGTAGTGCCTTGGTGTTTGCCTGTCTGTCCTTCAGTGCTTCCTGGCGTCTCTTGCGCTCTCGCTCTACTCTGTTTATCCTTTCTGTTGATGTGATGTCGGCCTCGTATCTTGATATGTGCTCCCACCACCAAGAAGCATCGAAAAGCTTGGTGCCGCAAAAGTTCTTTATCCTCTCAAGGTCTTCCGGGCTCTGCAGGATATTTTCATCTGTCAGGGTTCCCCCGGTGTATGTTTCCATCCATATTGGTCTGTAATATGAAACCTGCTGGCGCGTCCATATATTTTTGTCCGGCCAGTACGTTCCGAAGTCCTTCTTGGTAAGTGTGATTCTCACCACAGGAATCTTTTTTGACTCCTTTTTATTTTCGTACACCTCAAGGAGCAGGTGCTTTTTATGTCCTATGATCTTGACTGCAGTAACTCCAATGTACTTCACAGATTTTTTTCTGCTTATCTTCTGTAGTCCCAGGTATGGTATTTTTTCTATTGTTTTTTCTTTCATCTGTAGTGCCTACTTTCCCATGTAGTAGTCTGTGATTATCTTCTTGGCTCTTGCCATGCCCGGTATGCCGAGTGTGACTTTGCTCGCTGATACGCCTGCTGCCTTGATGATATCCTTGTCAACTGTCTGTTGATTCTTGAAGGACCATGTCAGGATAGCTGCTATACAGCCCTTCAATGTCTTGCCTTTCTTTCTGACATTGTGAGCTAAGAGTTCATTCTCCATGCACTGGCCTCTTAGGTACTCCACCCAGTCCTCCATGATTTCCTTTGGTTTAAGCTCTGCTGCCTCGACATCAATCTTGCCTAGTGCCGCCGTGAGCTTATCGCACAGCTCAGGGATTTCTCCGTTGGTGTACAGGTCCACGAAATCAGCCTGTATTCCATTTTCTTTCGCCACTACCTTGAGGGATTCTATATCACCCTCGTTAAGCAGGTTTTCTGCAAGCTCGTTTATCTCACTAAACGAATCAAATTCTCCAAACTTATCAAACATATGGTTTCTCCTTTTTTAAAAAACTCCATTTATCGTATTTTCGCTCTGTATCTGTAAAATCCGGATAAAACTCATCCAGATATGCTCTGAACATGCCGAGCATCTCTTTTCTGTTTCCACTGCTGCCATTGTCCATCATATGATGGTGGTACCGGCATCCGACTGCTCCGTTCTGTCTGATGCCAAGTCCCATGGATGAGCGTGGTATGTAGTGCATGATGTCTGTTATATCCATCTCAGGGACTGCTGTCGGTGGCATCTCATAGCCTATCTGGCAGAATATGCACCGATAATTGTCACGCTCTCTTATGGCAGTGCGCTCTTTTTGTGAAAATTCAAGATATTTTGTATATTTAGGCATATGGATTTTTCCTCTTAATGTGTTATAATATTTTTATGGTTTTTCTTTTATTGTTGTTTTTCACGCAGAGTCCGGTCAGGAAATCAGATTTTCCCGACCGGTCTTTTTTATGCCTCAATCTGCATAATATATGGTGTGTCGCTCTCCATGCGCTCATTCACATCCTGAAGCATGATATCTGTCAGCTCCTTGAGCGTGTTGAACATGCTATCGGTGATGAGTCTCTTGTCGTGTCTTTCCTTCACTACTCCGATTATGTAGCCGGCTGTGAGTGCAGCTTCCTTTGTATCTGCGCTCTCCTCAATCTTTCCGATCATGCCGATGCACTTCTTAAATTCCTTGTACTGTTTCATTCCTGCTGTGTGCTTCTTAAATAATTTCATGGTTTTTCTCTCCTTATGATGCTGCTTTCTGTTCTTTTGCCACCTCTGATGTCATGATGCCGATATCAAGTGGCTTCTCTGCCTTGATGGCAGCGTTTAACTGTTCTGCTGTTTCAATTCCAAGTTTTTTGAGTGCCTCTTTAAGTTTGTTCTCCATAAGTGACCTCCTAATATACCCAAATCCTCATTCCGAGTCTTGGCTTGTCAATCAACTCAATAAATTTCACTCCGAGTGAATCAAAGTCCTCTATCTCATCATGTGCCCTGACTCTTATGCCTTTGTACACAAGCTCGACATCCTCATTCGTGGATCTATACACTTCCATGTAAGATACCGGGCCTATTCTGCTTATTACTTCTTTGAGCTTGAAATCTGCTTTCTCCGTCTTTATCACCTTCCTTTAGCCGGAAATCTTCTTACCAGGTCTCTGGCTGCCATCTGAAATGCCTGTTCTCTCTCGTCTCCTGTGGCTCTGATTATTTCCCGGCCATTCTGCAAAATCCTGATTGTGTGCTCACCGGGTTTTTCTTTCAGTGTCATTGAGAGATGGTGCCGCTTCTGACGAGGCAAATACGCACTATAAAATAGGTCTGTCAGTGTTTTCAATCCTTTTCAATCCCTTCTCTCTTAAATGCTGCGCTATCATAAAATCACAGTTTGGGCTTACATAAATCCTTTATCACATGCTCTATCACGAATTTCTTGCACTCAACCATCTCCTCTTTTGATGGCTGAGTGTTCGTCTTTTGTATGATCCATACAATCAACGCATATTTCGTCAACTTATTTTCAAGCCACCCTATCAAGCAAGTTATCAATGCTATGATGAATATAAGTTTCAATTTTTCTCACGCTCCTTCCTAAATCAGATTTCTCCCCCGGGCTTACCGGAGCACCACACGAAATGGATTTATTATGGTTCACAAGAGGATTTGTTGTATATGGGTAGTTTTGCGGTGCTCCGGCAAGCCCGGATATATTTTTTTATTGATTCAGCATGCACTTCACTTCTGCCTTGAGTTCAATGAGGCTTGCAAAGTATGCTGCCTCTGTGATGGCTTTTTCTCTCTTGAGTTTCTGATACTGTTCCTCATTCCAGTCCTCTCTCGTGTTAGTACAGAATCTATTGTATTCTTCCTCTTTCTTGCAGTTCGTCTCATCTGCTTTATCTATTTTCTTGAGGATTTTCTCAAGTCTGAGTGATTCTTCCTTTGTCATGGTCTTTTTCTCCCTCTGTATTCTGTGTATTAAATCTTGCCTTTTTCTGCTTTCCAGTCGTATACTCTTCTTACAGGACGTTGCAGCGTCCGAGTAAATATATAAGTGAGGTATTTTTATGTCTTTAACACCTTCTGATGTCATTCAATTAATTGGTATACTGGCATCTCTCATTACAAGCGTTATTGCTATAATTATTTCTGTATTAACACTCAAACAAAACTCTAAAATGATTGATGAAACATCACGTCCTTATGTAGCCATATACGCTAAAACCACAAATTTCCAATCGCCACAATATTATTTAGCCATAAAGAATTTTGGACAAACTGGAGCAACTATATCTTCAATAAAATGTTCTCCTGATATCACTCCATTCTCTATTCGAAGTGATCACATTCCATTTTCCAATTTTGCAGAAACATATATTGCTCCCGGCCAATCATTTATATGCAATGTTAAGGCAAGGGAATTCTGTTCACAGAAAGAAATATTTTATTTCGATATAACTTATATTGGAAATGGAAAGGAATACCATGATACATATCCTATAAATCCAAAAGCAGATGCTGATTTAGTACATGTAAGAGCAGCTACTGATGGCAAGGAACTTCGCAGTATCTCATACTCTCTACAGGATTTAGTTGAAAAGCAGTTATAACTCGATTCGTTTTTCTTTCACTCTCTCTTTAATCCGATCTGTTATAAATTCAAGTGCTTCTACTGTTTGGGCTTCCTCTGGGAGTCCTTTTTTTATGGTTTCAATTACACTTTCTACAACTAGATTGACTTTATCCTCATCCAAAAATGTTGTTTCTGAAGTTTTAAAATCATTTTGAATTATGTTTAGCATTTCTCACTCTCCTTCCCCCTGCAGCACTGCCAGCTCTGGTGTGATAGTTCCTTTTCCCTGTACAGTGCACCTGCTCTTGTCCTTGTAGTTGAAAAATATTTTCCACATGGTCTTTTCCTTTCTTAAATGCTACTTGCAAATTTACTCTCCCAAGTCATATAATCTCCTTACAGGACGTTGCAGCGCCCGAGTTTATGAAAGGAGGACTTTATAATGAGTAATAATGATTTATCATTAATAGAAAAATTTAAGTCTTTAATGCAACAAGCTATGTTATATGCTCAATACTCTCACGATTATATTTTTGATGATTCTGTTGAGGATTCTGTTGCTATTGCATATCTGAATATTGCGGCTTCAAAATTCGCTGCTGCAGAATCGCTTTACTATTCATGCTTTAACATTTTGGAACGTGATGAAGCTGAAAGTATTTTTCACATTTTTGACGTATATATGGTTGAAATGTTGACCAATCATAAGACTGAGCACTCTCATCAATGGACAGATATCGAGTACAATCGTTTAAAGGATGCTTTCGATTCTTCAGCGTTTGCATTTTAAGATATCTAACTTTTCTAAGGGGAGGTTTTTCCTCCTCTTATCTCGTCTAATATTTCATGCAGTAATGCGGTCTGGTACATTATTTCCTTTCCTATAACAGAGTCCGGATCTATACATACCGATTTTCTTTTCTTTTTTGCTTTTTCTCTCTTGATTTCATCTCTTTGCATTTCTGCAAACTTCGAAATTTCTTTATAAATTTGATTTCCCATATGGTTTTCTCCTTTCTGTAAACCGCTAAGTATCTTTTTAAGTTACTTGTGTGCAAAAAAAATTGCAACAGGGTTATCTATACCAAGCTTGTCTATCATGATTTCTATTTCATCGCTTCCGAAGATGCCTTTATTCATCTTCTCATAGAATGTCTTAGGAGTGACTCCTATCATCTCTGCCACATCCTTTTGTGAGTACCCATTCTTTGCAATTACACCTCGTAACTCGTCTGTCTTTATCACTCTATCACCTCCGTATCTTTTTAAGTTACTTTTACTATAACACTTTTATGTAACTTGTCAAGTCATTTTTTATTGCATTTATAACATTTTTGTGCTATCATCAAGTTACACACCAAATAGAAAGGAGTGAGCATATTGACTATAGGTGAAAGAATTAAAGAATTGCGTAGTTCATTTGGTTTTAGTCAAGTAGATTTTGCTGATAAAATTGACGTTTCAAAGCAGACCTTATATAAGTACGAAAATAATATAATAACAAATATTCCATCTGATAAAATTGAATCTATTGCACATATTTGTAATGTTTCACCTGCTTATGTAATGGGATGGAGTAATAAAATAGAGAAAAATCCGTCTCCTGTCAACAATAATGACAAGGTTATTATTGATAAGTACCACCAGCTTAATGAGGAGGGTAAGCAACGGCTTCTGGAGCGTGCCGACGAGCTTATTGAGCTGGGCTATATTGCAAAAGGGGACGCACTAAAGGAGGCCTGAAATATGTTATTAATAAAAACATTATCGAATTCAAATAGTTTTAGTTCCTACTCCAAACTTCTCAAAAAGTCGTTGAGTTGAGAAGAAAATTTTAATTATACAAAGGAGGATTTCATATGGCAATAAAAGATAAATCCCAAAGACAACCTAAAAAAATAGCCTCAAAATTAAGTTATAAGATTAGTTATATCATTTCACTGGTTATAGCAATTATACTTTTAGCTTTTGGTCTTCTTTCTATACCTGCTGTAAGCATAAAATTTGGTATAATCTTCATTTTATCTGGTTTACTTTTTCTATTTATGTTTAAATCATATAGAAAACTCTACAAAAATTATGATTACCATAAAGAAAATGGTCTCAATAATTATGGAAAAGCAAAGGCTTCTGAGGACAACAATGTTATTGAAAATAATATTGATATTTCCAATATTCCAGAAATAACAGTTGATGATATTACAGAATCACATCCACTAGAGAAGAAAGCTTACGAGTTTAAAGTTGTTGGTGTCACCTTCAAAACAGGGCGTAAAAGCCGACAAACAGCCCTACGACATATACACTTCAATGATGAACCTTACGAAACAGTTGATATTCAGATCAAAGAATATGACTATGAAGGTGAACTTGCTCTTGGTGTATATGCTAATGACTTTCAGGTTGGAAATATTGCCAAAGCCGATATCAATAGAGTTTCTTCTCTATTATCTGATGATTATACAATATACGATTATAAAATATATGGTGGCGGTGATAAAAATTGGGGAATGTCTATTACATTATCCAAAATTGTTAATAGCTAGGAGGAATTTATATGGGAATGATTAAATGTCCTGAATGTGGAAAAGATTTTTAAATTCATATTTTTGCGCCGGCGCAAATTTTAATCTTATTTTTAATATGAATACTTGACAAGACTAATTCATATGCTATAATGTAGCTAATTAGCGAATGACTGCTGTGCGGTCGCAAAATTAGTCTTGGTTTATTCCAAGGCTTTTTTTGCGTTTATGAGGATTTTACAATGAATAAACAAATAACTTATACTGACGTATATAGTCAGCTAGAAAAATTAAAATCTCAAAATCTTATAATATCAGATGAGGCTTTTGCTATTAGTGCTCTTTCGAGATATGGTTATTCAAACCTAATCAAAAGCTATAGAGAACCATACATAATCAGGTACAATGATTCTATATATTATAAGGATGGCGTTACTTTTGAGCAAATTTTATCTTTATTTATTTTAGATAAGAATCTGAGAAACTCTGTCATGGCCGCTATGCTAGATCTGGAAGAGTTCATTAAAGAAGCTGCTGCCGATGTGATTTCAAAATCATTCAGTACTGCCTCTGCAAAATATCTTAATTATAGGAATTATGCTAATAAGAAACGTAGAAAAAAGAGATTTACACTTTCTGAAACTTTAGAAAAGATAAAAAAGGCATTGTATTCAGATAAAGATCCAATACACCACTATATGTCAAAGTATGGTGATGTTCCACCTTGGATACTCTTTAAGGGGGTATATTTTACTACAATTGTTAATTTTGTCGGATTCTTTAAAACTCCTGAACAAAATGAAATGATATCCCATTTATACCATGACCACTACGATTTTATTTACGATGATTCCATGAAAAAACTTATGATGGATACTCTTTTCATTTGTATTGATTACAGAAATATGTCCGCGCATGGCGGTCGTATTTATAACTATCAGAGTCGCAATACCCTGCGAAAAGACGAGATTTTTCATGCGGATTATGGTTTAATGACCTCTGGTTTTAGTGAATTGCTTTTTATATTAAGTTTGTTATCATACACAACACCTTTTGACCGACTTAATAACGCTCTTCAATATGAACTCAATCGTCACTGCTCCCTTTTTCCTGATGACAGTGAATATCTTTCTAAAGTATTAAATATTGATATTGTTAAAAAGGATTTTGTATATTATAAAGCATCTGGTTCAAAGTATCACACTATTCCATCATGTAGTGGTATGCAGGATGCTATTCAAATTGACATCGAAGAGGCAAAGTCTCTTGGTTTAGCACCGTGTAAAAGGTGCTGTAACTAAACAAACGCCCTGCAGCGGCAACTGCAGAGCGTTTATATAGATGTTACCTATTAACCCGAGGGCCAATATAATAACTCCATAAGCAAGTCTTATTATATCACATGCCCTCTTTTTTAGAAAGGGGCTTTTTATATGTCTAAAACTGTCGCTATCTATGTCAGGGTTTCCACAGGGAAACAGGCTGACAGAGACTCTATCCCTTTTCAGATTCAGGAATGCTCCAACTATGTGAAGCATTTTCTTAAAACTGAAAATTATGAAATATTCAAGGATGCTGGGCGCTCCGGCAAGAACACTCACCGTCCGGAGTATCAGAGAATGATTGAAAAGGTCAAAGCCGGCATGATTTCTCATGTCGTAGTGTACAAGATTGACCGTATATCACGTAACCTTGTGGACTTCTCTATTATGTACAATGATTTCAAGGAGCATAAGGTGGCATTCATCTCTTTAAATGAGCAGTTTGATACCTCAAGCGCTATTGGTGAAGCCGTGCTCAAGATTATCCTCGTGTTTGCTGAGCTTGAGCGCAAGCTCACAGGTGAGCGTGTGCGTGACATCATGATGAACCGTGCGCTCGAGGGTAAGTGGAACGGTGCCAGAGTACCGTATGGCTGGGACTGGGATGCAAAGAAACAATGCCCGGTGCATTCTGATACTGAGGCAGAATATGCCCGGATGATGTACAGGCTCTATGATGAGAGCCACTCTACCTGTGTGGTGCGTGATTACTGTAATGCTCACGACATCCCGACCAAGCGTGGCGGTGAGTGGACCAGCAAGACCGTGGCTGATTTCCTGAGGAATCCTATGAATGTCGGTGACTACCGCTACAATTACAGGAAATCTGCCAGAGGTAAGAGAAATGATCCGTCTGAGGTTATCTATGTGAAGGATGTATTTCCACCTCTTATTGACAGAGAGCTCTATGAGAGGGTGACTCATCAGATGGACCTGAACACCTTCGGACTCGGTAAGGATGGGCGCAAGGTGGTCAGCAAGAAGACTCATGTGTTCGGCGGTCTTATCGTGTGCGGTCTGTGCGGAGCATTCTACCACTCTGACTCGGACACTCCGAGAGCTGACGGCTTTCTGCCGAGCCAATACCGGTGCGGTGCGCACAACAGAAAGATTCACTGCAAGGCAAAGGGCACCTCTGATGTGAAGCTCGGACCGTTTATTTTCAACTATATCTCAAATCTGGTCAAGGCTTCCAAGTCAAAGAAACTGCTGCACTCTGTCTCTGATCTGGAGCAGATACTCCTCACCGGCCCGGAGTTTGAACAGGTGGCAGGCATCGCAGATGCTGGACTGGATGTCACCTTTGACACTATCATGCATGGTTTCAAACCGAAGCGGTACACTGCCGCACCTTATACTGTCATCCGCTCCGGTGATTCTGATGCACTCACGGCAAAAAGAGATAAGACCATCAGAGCGCTTGAGAGGCTCAAGAAGCTGTTTTTATTTGAAGATGATGCAATGAGTGAAAAAGAATATCTGATGTCTAAGAGGGAGCTTGAGGGCACGCTCAGCGACATAGAGAACGAGCTGTCAGCTCTTGAAGCCGACACTGCAGATACAAAATACGATGACATGTCTTTCATCTCCACTGCATCCGGATTTTTAATTGCTCATCAGATTGCATCAGGTGAGCACATCAACTACAGGGAGCTCGCCTGTGCTGTAGATGCAAAGGTGCTTAAGGATTTTGCGAACAGTGTGATTGAGAGGATTGTTCTGTTGGACGGACGTGTGGCTTCGATAGAGTTTAAGAATGGACTCGTTCACGAGTTCCTTTACAGAGAATAAGAGCAGGCTGAGGAGGCAGCCTGCTCTCTTTATGTGTGTATGAGTAAGATTAGATTAACAAGAAAGGTTGATTTTACAAGGTTTTAGGCATCTTGTTTTTAGAGTTCATCTGACACCCGAATGTCTTTACAAAATAAGTCATAGGACGGCCGATTTCTTTAGATTTCTTTTCAACAAAATCCTTTGCCTTTTCCATGTAGTAATACTGCCTCTCAGGCTCATGTGCCGGTGGTGTCTTTGTTATATCTATATCGTAGCTCATGTTATATTATGTTTCCTCTCAAATTAATTCTATGATACTTTACCTGACTATTCCCTGATCTGACCACTGCCGTAAATAATATATTTGTAGCTAGTCAGTGCTTCAAGCCCCATAGGTCCCCTTGCGTGAAGCTTCTGTGTGCTGATTCCTATCTCAGCTCCAAAGCCGAATTCATTTCCATCAGAAAATCTGGTTGAGGCATTTACATAAACGCATGCAGCATCTATCTCATTTAAGAACTTCTGTGCGTTGTCATAATCATTTGTGATGATTGCCTCTGAATGTGATGTGTTGTATCTGTTGATATGCTCGATTGCCTCATCAATGCTGTCAACAATCTTTACAGACATAATGTAATCAAGATACTCCATACCCCAGTCATCGGCAGTGGCCTCTGTCACATCATCTCTTCCGGCAAGAATTGCCTGCGCTCTTTCATCACAGTGCAGCTGTACATGATGCTCTCTTAGCTTATCGTACAGCTTTGGCAGAAACTCCTCCGCTATGGCACTGTGTACTACAATCGACTCACATGCATTGCAGACACTGATTCTTTGTGTCTTTGCATTGTTAATAATATTAACAGCCATATCAAAGTCTGCATCCTTGTCCACATATACATGGCAGTTGCCTGTACCGGTCTGGATGACAGGAATTGTAGCATTTTTGACAACATTCTGGATGAGTCCTGCACCACCTCTTGGTATGAGCACATCCACATACTGATCCATCTTCATAAACGCATTTGTTGTCTCTCTGTCTGTTGACTCAATAAGTGCAAGTGCAGCAGCAGAAACCAAATTGTCCGTTAAGGCCTTTTTTAGTGCCTTAACTATTGCGATATTGGTATTTATCGCATCACTTCCACCCTTCAATATGACACAGTTGCCGGTTTTAAAGCACAGACCAAAGGCATCTGATGTGACATTTGGGCGCGCCTCAAAGATAATGCCAACAACACCGATTGCAACTCTTCTTTTTCCGATAATAAGGCCATTAGGACGCTTTGCCATAGACATCACTTCCCCAATAGGGTCTGCAAGCTTTGCTATCTGTCTGAGTCCGTCAGCCATGCCAAGGAGCCTGTCATGGTCAAGCGAGAGCCTGTCAATCATGCTCTTTGCCTTCATATTTTCCTCTGCTGTGGCCACATCCCTTTTGTTTGCCTCAAGGATTTCTTTTTCTGCCTTAAGAAGATTGTCCGCTGCATCGTTTAATACCTTATTCTTGATATCAGTATCCAGTGTTCCTATCTTTACTCTGGCCTCATATGCATCCGCACAAATTTTTTCTAAATCATTCATCAATAAACACCTCTCTCTTATCTGTTATCACCCCATCTAAGGGTACGTCATATTCATCTTCAAACGTCATGCCGCTAAGTAACTGGAAATCGTAGCCCACTCCAACTGCCATAACAGCGTCTCTTTTTGTGAAAGACGATAAATATCTGTCATAAAAGCCCTTTCCATAGCCGATTCTGTAACCGGTATCCGAAAATGCAAGCCCCGGCACTATCATAAGCGCCCTGCCATCCGCCTGCGTATACTCCTTCGTCATATCAGGCTCTTTAATATTAAATGAACCACAATTAAGCTCATCAAGGCTTCTTACCCTGTAAAAGGACATTGTATTGCCCGAAACCCTCGGATAATATATCCTTTTTGCTTTGTTTATTAAATAGGCAAAATACTCATCAGTATTCACTTCATTTCTGATAGCTGAATACAAAAGTATGTTGTCATATTCCCTGTCGAGCTCTAAAGCTATGAGCCTTTTATAAATTTCATGGCTCATGTTGTGGCACTCATCAACCCCCAGAAGGCCTCTTTGCTTTTTAAGCTTGCTACGAATTTCTTTTTTTGTTTCCAT